AGCATGCGAACCTGGGAGGGTAGACTCATCACCGACCTTCACAACAAACTCGCCCCAGTCCATGTAACGCTGTTGCGCCTGTAGGAGTGAAGAAAGCCTATCGAACTGGTCATAACCCATAAGGATTACGTCGGGATCCGCACCATTGATACGAACTTCCCTAATCGCTTGGTCTAGGAGAGACAAGGTAAGGTTCCTGCCAGTACCACTGTTACCAAGAACAGTAGCAGCAGCATTCCACGCACCTGCCGTCCTAGCGGTCTGATTGTAAACGTCCGCACCGTTAGTAACAGTAACCCCGGCAACGACACGAGCATCCTGCTCAACGATGTCGTCAATAGAAGTCATGCCAGCACGGGCTTTCGCATAAGCGATAGCACCGTCAGTGAGGTTTCCGCCACCTGAATAAGTTAGAACGTTGTTAGTTGCAATTGCCGAAATCGTCTTGGAAGCGTCGCTCAAACCAGTGTCACTAATCGTGTCACCAATCCTGAACGTACCACCAGCACCCAGTACTGCTGCCGTAGCAGAAGCACCGCCAGTGGTGACAATTGAATTAGAGCGAAGTAGAAGCTCAGAGTTAAGCTCCTTGATGTGATCCCTTGCAGCGGCTTCCTGCTCAACCGCAAGGTTGTCGCCCATGCCACCTTCCAACCCAGACATAATCTGGGACTTGAGTGAGACACCAAAGTCTGTCGCAATTATCCTTGGTGCCGAATCCACTGCCTGATAGGCAGAAACATCGACAGTAGGAAGTGCGCCAGTCTCAGTCACTGGTCGAGAGCGGTTATCGCCCCTGTCGGAACGAACACGCCAACCAGTTGTGGGTCCCCACTGCACTTTTCGAAGTATGTTCCAGAATCTCGTCTGGTTGTTCAGAGCGTCCCAGACCTTACGTCCGTAAGTCGCTGTAAACACGTCCGATACCTGTAGATACGTCTGTTTTGCAAAGTATCCAGGCGGCATCAAACTACTGCGAAGATTTCTCTCAGCAGCACCAATATATTCAGCTATAGACAAGTCGTTCTGAGTTGTCATAGTTACTTAGCACCTCCTCTGGGATAGTAGTACAGAGTCTGAGGCGTAAGTTCACCAGACTGGTTCCTCATCGAATTTACCTTCTTGAAGGTGCCACGAATGTCATCAGCGTCGTTGCCACCAAGAATCTGCTCAACAGCATCAGTAAACTGCTCCTGAGCTTGCCAGTTAGCTTCGGGATCCGTCTTCGCAAAAGACTCTCCCTCAACGCCGATTCTCTTGTCAGGCATAGGCTGGTTTGCTACAGGCTTAGAACCAGATGTAGCTGGAACCTGTGTCCTTGTAGCCTGATCGCTAACGCTAGGATTAAGATTGAACCTCTTCATCCCGGCAGTAACGCCCTGCTTTATCTGAGAAGGCATGGACTTCTTTATGGTGTCCAACTCGGACTTGAGGCTACCAAATTCAGACCTCTCAGTCTGCTTCTGGACTAGGAGACTCTTAATGTCTTTAAGAAGACTATTGACGTTGTCTTTACTGTAGGCCATATGACCTGCTGCAACGCCTTCCATCTCCTCCTCTTCCTCTTCACCCTCTTCTGCTGGAACTTCATCCTCATCTAACAACTCGTCTTCACCCGCCTCTTCCATTGCGGGTAGACCCTCTCCCTCTTCCTCTTCACCTGGGATCTCTTCTTCGTTCTTACCCATCTCACTGCCATGCTTCTCTAGACCCTCAGGAACCCTTCGCTCTTCACCAGGATAGGCAAATCCAGCATTGTCGCCACGTGCGCCACGTTGCTGAACGTCCATCCCATCCACGTAGTGCTTGGAAACGAAATCCTTGAGGATTTGCTCCAATTCAGACTTATGGATATAGGCATCCTCGGACTGCGAACCAGCTTTCGTAGCATTCTGGCCCGATGATCCGAAGGTATCCCTACCCGTAGTCTCGCCACCCGTGATGGGGTCGAGCTTATCCTGCCAACTAGCAGGAAGTTCCTTATTGGAAGCATCTTCACCACGGACATGCGGGGGATAATTTACCGCATATTCCTTGGAAATATACTCCCGGAGAGCTTTGAGAATAGGCAACAGTCCTTCTTGGCAATTTGCCATACATTCTCAACCTCCTTTAAGGTTACTAAACACTATAGCGACTAAATGTTATACCTGTAAAGTTTTTTTGCAAAAAGTCGGTAAATTTACAATTAAACTTTAATATCTCTGACATTAAAATTGGAATCATACTCAACCTGAACACCCTCATAGCAATCCGGGCATGCCTGAGTATCTGGCATTTGTAGAATATCCGTTATATAAGAGTTCTGATTCATCGGCTGGACACATAAAGTTACTTCATACATCTCCATATCAGTAACTTCAGTCCAACATTTACCGTGATCACACTTCAATTCCTTGTCTTTTGCGTTTCCAGCTATACTAAATCCACGTAAAGTACCCTTCATTATCTCTCTCATCGCTTTTCTGGAAACTTCAAGGTCATTTCTAAGAGCGGCTACCACAAACATCCCCTCTGGAAGTACCTCGGTCTTCCAAATCTTTCCATCCTTATCAGTAAATTCAGGAAGAATCTGTCCCACCTGTATACCAGAATGGAAAATATTCACATTGGCATATTCAGGACGCTTCAAAAACTCCTCTAAAGCCCGTTTCATACCCTCTATGCCAATTCTATGTCCCTCTTGATCTATAACATAGTAATTTCCCCACCCCGCAACAACCAACGTGTTCTCGGTATCCATGAAATCGCTCTGCTTCTCGATAGAATCAGGAACCAGAACCTTCATAAGACCTATATCTATATTACTTGGATCATCTCCACTCTTTGCCAACATTGGAGAGAGTAAGCTGGATACAACTCCAGAAACCGCATCTCCTAACTGATTTTCAGGACGGGTATCATAAGATAAATTAGTATATTGTTCCGCAGCCATATCATTAGTTCGAATTCTGTGAGAATCCTCGTCAATGAATTTTCTTCGAACTATCTCATTCTCTGCACTTTCTTCAAGCTCTGCTGGTTTATATGTATCTTCATGCTCTGCAATAACAAGATTACTAACATTATCCCCCAAAGGCTCCTGCTCTGTAGGTATGATCTCATTCCTAACGCCACGACCCTCAACCCGTCTTCGAGACTCAGAATCACCGGGTCTGTGCCTGTCCACAGAATTAGATTTTTTGGGGTCCTTAGTCTGACCAAGCTCAGGAACATCAGCGGCGGGTAACTGAGAGAGACCCTCTGTAGTTCCATAAACCTCGGCATTCTTCTCTAGACTGTTATCTACAGTCTCAGCTACATTTTCGAATACGGTATCAACATTAGGATCTTCCTCTTCTTCCTGGTCATCATCGGACTTAGTTACCTCAGCAGCCTTGGGCTTGAGAGAGCTATCATATGTAGTAGGAGTTCCACCTCCACCATACGTAGCAGTATGAGTTCCAGCAGAAGTCATTGCAGTGCCACTGCCGCCACCATCTCCACCAAAACTACCTCCCCCACCATTGCCACCACCGTTACCTCCACCGCCACCACCACCTTCTTTCAACTCAACCAGCCTAGATTCAAAAGTGTTCACTTGAGATAAACGATCATGATGATGATCATCATATGAACCAACAGTATCTTTTCTAACAAGTGGGTCTTTCTTCCTGAGAGACCTCAAACTTGAATCATATTCCGTAGCCTTCTCTGCTTCATCAACATCTGAAGAAGCATCTGGAGTCGGAAGTATCTCTGTACTACCATCTCCACCTCCCTCAACACCCTCGGCTCCAGTACCCTGTACAGCCTGTGGCTGGACACCTATCTCAGCATCCATACTTTCGGGTAAATCTACTACTGCCCCAGAACTAAAAGCTTGAGATCCTACCGTCTCTGCGCTGGAAAGAGCTTCCTCGCTGGCTGGGGACAACTTATCTTTCTTTCGTTGAGCAGCTATAGGTTTCTGCTCATCTTCGGGCCTATTTACTGTGAAAGGATATGCTTTCTGCTGAACATCAAGTTTCCTAGAATCAGTCAAATGATGATATATGTCACTCATATATGAGCCTGTACGAGAGATCTTATCAAGAATCCAAAAATCTAATTCTTCATTGTCTCCTAAAATATCTATGAGCTTTTTGGAGTATTCGTTAACCTTTATAAGTGTTCTTTTAGCCCCTATTCCCTCATCCTCACCCTTTTCTATTCGCTCACTTAGCCTCTCCTGTGGAATACCCCTAGGCTGCATACGACTATCATTTATGGTTTCTGGATGACCCGGATCCCACCCCTGAGTATCAAACTTCTCAACATATGCACTATCTGTCTCAGTACCCCATACAGGAGATTCTCCATTTACTGACTGTCTAAGACCATCCCAACTCTTGTGTAAATAGGGATTGTCCTCTTCAACATGCTTCTTTCCCGGATCCAGATCTTCATCCCTGTCCTCAGGTATTGGGTTATTATCTGGGTACTTAAAAACACCCGTAGACTCCTCATGATGTTTAAGTCCAACCTGGTTACGAAGATGTTTTAGATTGTCCCCTATCTCTCTGGCTTGAGTGCCCCCACGAACCCCATCAGGAACAGTCCCACGAACCTTATTAGGAACATAATTGTCACCTACCGATTGAAATGGATCTCCCAAATCGGTTATATCTCGTTGTTTATAAATATCATTACTAACACTGGGGGATAGGTAAAGCTTACTCTCAGCATCTTCCATCGATGGAGTAATCATGTCCTTTAGCTCATCAATATTATAATCTGGAGCCAATGGCACATTTGTCAAACTTCCCACAGAGACCCATGTAAGTGCATCATATTTTTCAGGAAGAATTATTTGACCAGACACCGATACAGCAAATATCATCCCACTTACATGACCCTCACCCATACTGACAGAACCGAGTTGTTTTGCCTGTCTTGCTTTTACGTTTAATAGGGCAATCTGACGCTTCAATGCATCTCTAAGGGATTCATCGCTCTTCTTTAGACCGCCTGGAAGCTCCCAGTACGGAGCACCAGTACGCTTCACAAAGAGAATCTCTTCAAAAGAATTTTTGATGAAAAAGAATACACCCTGATACTCAGCAGTGTTCTCAAGTTCCTGACGCATGATGATATTCGGCTTACTAGCAGCCTCATCAAAATTGGCAGGACTCTCTAAATCTTTTACCTCTTTAGGGCGATCATCCTCAGTGTAAATAAGATTGTCAGAGACGGAAGTTTCAGCGTCTTCTTCCTCCTCGGATAGCTGAATTAATTTCGGTGCCCCCGTTCCACCCGGCCCTCCCACTGCAGATATCATCTTATCTACGCCCTTTACCTTAGGAGCCTTCTTTTTTGGTTTTTTAGTCTGATCTGGATCCGAAGCTTCCACATTCGTAGCAGCATCTACTACTGACCCAACAACCGAGCCTACTGCCCCAGCAGCCGCTAATCCAGCTACCGCCAAAGGACCTATCTTCTCTACACGCTTTCCCTTGATAAGCTCCTCAGTAGTATCAGAAGAAAAGAATATATCATGCCATTCATTATCAATAGATTTAAAAGTAAGATTACTCAAAGACCTAGCCAAATCCTCGTGACCGAGTTGGGAAAGAGCTTCTTTTACATGCTGGTTTCGAGCTTCTAAGATCTCTCTAAGAGTAGCAAAATCTGGGTCAGCCCCATTCTCATCGTCCTCATGAACCTGGGCTATCTGAGAATAAAACTGGGAAGCAGCCTTCGCTCCATCAGGTCCAGCATAAAGAACAGCACCATTTCGACGCACAAAAAAAGAATCTTCTCCATCTTCAGTTTTCACAGAAAGGTCGATGGTGTAATTATTATCTTGAAAGAACCCAAGCTCAGAAATAACTACAGATTCAATCATCTCATCAACATGTTGAAGTAACTCTTGTGTCATATTTCCCTCACTTCGATCACGTCGAAGCGATAACTATTATGCTCAAGCCTTATGTACAGGCTCTTCATGATTTGGACAATCACATTCATCTTCAAAATTCTT